ATCCGGAGATTATTTCTATGACATAAAATTTATTATTGCCAGAGATATAAAGATTTACACCACCAATGAGCTGAAAATAAAGGCTCCAACCAGACCGTCGCCTAAAAAGAAACAGCCCAAAACAGGCAAAAAGACGACCACCTACACGGTAAAATCCGGGGATTGTTTATGGAGGATTGCACAGCGCCTGCTGGGTAAAGGCTCCAGATACACGGAAATTTACAACCTGAACAGGGACAAGATAAAGAATCCGAACTTGATATACCCCGGCCAAAAGCTGACCATACCGGCCAAGTAAGGGAGGTGCAGCTGAGTGATTGAAGTAAGCAAAGTGCACTATGACGTGATTGCAATCACAGAAAAGAAAGTGCAGCTAAACATTACCCAGGCGGTCGAGGGCCTGGGATGGGAGGAAGAAGAGGACGAGCTGGCCATGAAAATAACCTTTGAGCTATACAATGCCAAGTATAACGGTTCCAGGCTGTCCTCTTTGATAAAGATCGGGTGCGTGGTGGCAATAAAAGCGTACTGGGGCAGCGACAAGGGCATTGTGGCCATGGGAAATGTAACAGAGTGTGAGCGCAGCACAACGAAAGCCGACGAGGTTTTTAATGTGGTTGCTTATGACAACCTGTACAGTATGCAGCGTTCCCAGGACAATATTTATTTTGCTGCCGGAAAGGGCACCAAGAGCGCCCTGACGGAAGTTTTCAAAAACTGGGGCATTACCCTGAGCAGCTACAGCGGTCCGGATGTGAGTCACGCAAAGATTTTGTACAAAAACTCATACCTGGGCGACGTAGTGCGCGGAATTCTGGACGAAGCTAAGAAAAAAGGCGGAGGCAAGGCGATTGTACGGAGTACGCAGAACAAAGTTTCTATTGTGGCCGTAGGTGGTAACAAAGATATTTATCACTTTGAGGGTAACAACAGCGTGTCCAGTAAGCACAAAGTAAGCATTGCAAACCTTGTTACCCGTGTGAAGATTGTATCCTCTGAAAAAACGGACGGATTGCCAAAGGTTGAGGCAGTCAAGAACGGAAAAACAGAATATGGAATTTTCCAAAGGATTGTGAACCACGCCAGCAGCGACAACCTATCAGAGGCGCAGGAGACAGCACAGGAAATGCTGGACGAAAACGGAAAACCGAAAGAGACGGCAACCGTGCAGGCGCCTGATACCCCACCGGTGCGCAAGGGCGACATGGTACACCTGGCTGTCGGCGCGCTGAATGGCTTTTACATTGTCAAGAGCGTGCAGCATGACGCAGACAGTGGAAAAATGACTATGCAGGTAGAAAAAGCAGATACAACAGCCAAGAAGAAAACAACAAAGGCGAAGAAAAAGACCTATAAAGTGGGCGACGTTGTGAACTTCCACGGCGGCAAGCATTATATTAGCTCTTATCCAGGTGCAAAAGGTTACAACGTATCAGCCGGCCGTGCGAAGATTACAATCGCAAACGGCAGCGGAAAAGCGCACCCGTGGCACCTGGTTTATGAGAATTGGTCTGAAACGCATGTTTATGGCTGGGTGGATGATGGCAGCTTTGATTGATAGGAGGCAGATATGGCAGAAAACAAAGGCAGCCCAGGTCTGAGCAAACTGGCCCGCGTGATATCCCAGCGGGCAGAGAACGTGGCCGGAAAGGCAGAGCGTGATCTAGTGCTTGATTTCGGCAGCATTAAAGGAGACATGAGCCTTTTAACAAATACTTTCCCCATACCGATACCGCGCAGTGATTATCATGTGTGCAGGCTTGTTGGAGGCCTGGCGTACACGATTTCCGGAGGCTCCCATGGAGGACATGAGGGAGGCAACGGAAGCCATACGCATACGGCCAAGCCACCACAGATCAAGCCAGGGGACCGCGTTCTGGTTGCCTGGGTGCAAAACGAGGCGGTTGTTATTGATGTGGTAAGTTAGGAGGCAAATATGGCAGAAAATCAGCTTTTTCCGGTGTTTGACTTGCCTGAGATACCAGACAACCCGGAATATGATGAAAGATATTACCCGTCCGTTTATTTTGATTTTGAAACGGGCGATTTTTTACGGGATGGAGCAGGCAGGATGATCACCAGCGCAGGCAGGGAGGCATATATGCAGTGGTGCCTGAAAGTTGCCAGCACGGAGCGGCTGAGCTGCCTGGCATATAGTGACGACATAGGCACGGAGTTTGATGAACTGGCCGAGATACCGGACAGGGAATCCCGTGAAAGCGAAATTGAAAGGACGATCACAGAGGCGCTGCTGGTGCATCCAGCAACCGAGTACGTCCGAGACTTTGAGTTTACCCATGAGGGAGACGAAACATACTGCAGTTTTACAGTAAAAGGGTACCCGTGGGAGGAAGATGAAACACTGAGCATACAGCTGTAAGGAGGTGAGAGAGTTGGCAAGTGATTTTATTGTACCTGAATTTTTGGAGGATTGTGACGCGGACACGATCCACGCAAGAATGATGGACGAGCTTCCGAATGACATTGACAAGACTGAGGGCGGCTTCCCGTGGGATTTTACAAGGCCCACAGCACTGATCGCAGCAGAGCTATTGCAGTTTTATATTCCGGAAGCAATAAAACTGATGTTCCCACAGTGGAGCAGTGGCAGCTTTTTGGACTACCTGGCAGCTGGATCACAGACAAAGAGAAAAGCGTCCACTTACGCAGAAGCGGTGCTGACGCTGACAGGCGAACCGGGCACAATAGTACCGGCCGGCACTGTTTTTGCGACAGAAGCCAAGAACGATCAGCCGTCCATTGAATTTGCGGCAGTTGAAAGCTGCATATTGAACGAAGAGGGAAAAGGTACCGTGCTGGTGCGTGCGTTACTTGACGGAAAGCAGTCAAACGTAAATGCCGGCGCTATTGTTTTAATGTCGGAACCAGTTGAGGGAATCCAGACGGTTACGAACAAAGAAAAAGCCACCGGAGGAACCGAGGAAGAAAGTGACGATGATTTAAGAGAAAGAATCCTGGAAGCAGACGCCTCGGAGGAAACCAGTTATATAGGCAACAATGCTGATTATAAACGGTGGGCTAAGGCAGTAGACGGAATCGGGGACGCGATTGTTATCCCGGAATGGAACGGGCCGGAAACAGTAAAAATTGTATGCCTTGACCAGAACGGCGAGGGTGCGAACAAGACCCTGCTGGATGCAGTTTACAATTATATTATGGCTCCAGACAACCCCGCAGACCGACTGGCGCCGCCAAACACAATCCTGACGGTAGCAGCGCCGGACCTGGTAAACATATCGTATTCCTTTACGGTTACGGTGGCAGATGGGTTTGAACTGAGCACCGTTATATCCGGATTTAAAAAGCAGCTGGAAAGCTATTATAAAACCGTGGCGGATGAGGGAGCAGTGAAGTACATAAAAGTGCACGCGCTGCTGACCGGAACGCCAGGCGTCGAGGACTTTACAGACCTGCTGATCAATGGTAGCACGGACAATATTCGCATTGAAAATGACGAATATCCGTATACAGAAAATGTTGAAGCAAAGGGGGCTGAGTGATGGATCTGGAAAACTTCCCTACAAGGGAAACTGCAAAAGACATGCTGAGCATGATAAGCCCGATCTATGACCGCTCCTATGTTGGCAAATGGATTTTCCAGGTCATGGCGGCATCCATGGAACTTGCACGCGATACAGTGGAAGATATGAAAAACCAGGCATTTCCGGAAACAGCAACCTGGTCACTCCCCTGGTGGGAAGAACGTTACGGAATCACAGGGAACGAGGGCAAGAGCCTGGAAGAAAGGCGGCGTCCGATTGTGCAGAAGCGCAACACAAAACGCCCTATGAACCCGTATCGTATTGCAAGTCTGGTTGCAGAAATTTCCGGGCGGGAGGTTGAAATCTATGAAAACGTAGCACCGCACACATACGAAGTCATTATCCGGCCGGGCAGCAGTAACGTTGACCTGGCCGCTGTTGCAGAAGAAATTTACAAGGTTAAGCAGTCCCAGAAGCACGTAAGGATTGTCTTTGAAACACCTGTTCGCCTGCAAGTGCGGCCCGCGGGTGTGAATTTTTCTTTCCGGCATATTATAGCCGGAACCCGGCCAGATGTGAACCGGCCAGGAGCACTGCAGCCTTTAGAGGTTGACGTTGCGCCGCAAGCAACAGGCCAGGCGTTCACATACCCGACGCCAGGAGAAGAGAAACGGGCAGGAACCTATCCGGATGTAAGCACAATCGGAGAAATGACCGCCCCAGGAGTAAATGCTCGCATTACCGGAGAATCCGCCGGTATTGTGTATAAAATTTGCGGAGCTACACGGCTCTAAGAAAGGAGGAGCACATGCTGACAGCAGACGCCATGAACGGCTTTAAGGACCATGTAAAAAAGACAGTTTCCCACGCCATGTATAAGATTAACAGCAGCTATTACAGGGCGGAAATTACAGACATTTACGTGGACAGCACGGGCAAGGTGGCTATTGATTTTACAATAGATCCCACCATGAGCGGCACCGTAAAAATCGCAGAGGTGCAGCTGTACAACCGCAGCGGCAAGTTGTGGCTGACAAAAACGGAGAACATTACTCGAAAGAGCACGCAAGAGGGTGTGTTTTACCGTTTTACTATTGAAATTACAGAGGTATAAGAGAGGAGGCAAAGACCTATGTATGGTATGACACCATGGAAAGACGAGGTTGTCCAGTACCCATACCGGTACAAAGAGACACAGAACTCTGACGGCACAGTGGAACATGAACCGTCCCCAGGTACCGTGATGCAGCAGGGAACCCCGCAGAGCGCAACCAATTTCAACCACATGGAAAACGGAATCCATGACGCCCATGTGGCAGAGGCTATTTTTATGCAGGCAAAAATGCACCAGCAGGAGGAAGTTGAGCGCCGCCTGGGAGAGCATGACGCAGAGTTTACGTCTGAAACCGGAACGGTTACGCTGACCAACAGCAACAAGGTATTTTTTGCTTTTAACAACAGCGGCACAACGGTTGCTTTGAAAACTGTCCGCAAAACTATGAACTATGACCTTGATATTGAGGTCGTGGAAGTAGCAGGCGGCCAGGTTGGGGATGTAATCGTATATGACAAGCAGCTGAACGGTTTCAAACTGAAATTTGAGGGAAGCGCTAAGACCGTAAAGGTTAAATACAAAGTTAGAGGAGGTATGTACGCATGAGTGTAAAGATTATTGAAAAGAACGCGGGGGAAAAAATCCCGTACACAGAAAAAGGCTATAATTTGTGTTTTGACGACATGCTGACAATTAAGTGCAACAAGTACCAGAAAGACTGGCCAGTGCACAAAGATATCTGTATGGACGCAGACGGGGACCTGACCATGGGAACCGGCGACGGCCTTTTTTATGTCGCTGAGGTTGATATCCCGGCAAAGGAATACGAGGAACAGCAACCGGCAGCAGAGGGCCAGGAAGAGGGCGGCACAGCCCCGGTGGCAAAACCGCTGGACATGAGCCAGGTTACAGTGACGTTGTGGGGACTGGAAAATCCGGTTGCCGCTGATGATGAAGAGGAGGAATAAGGTATGCAATATGATTTGGCAGAATTTGCCCTGAAAATGGTAGCACCTAACAACAAACTGATTTATGACGACAAGGGAATCCCGTCCGTTATGGTTTACGTGCCTAAGTTTAAAATGAGCGACGTGATCGACGGCGCCGGAGACAGCACACACCCAGCCTTTATCGTGAATGGTAAAGAGGTACCGGGAATCTGGATCAGCAAATACCAGAACATTGTAAACAATGGCCGTGCGTACTCCCTGCCTGGCCAGGATCCGACTGTAAATATTACCTGGGACACTGCCAGAGGATATTGCGAATCCAAGGGAAAAGGTTGGCACATGATGACTAAGGCAGAGTGGGCCGCAATTATGCTCTGGTGCAAAAAGAACGGTTTCCAGCCGTGGGGAAACAACAACTATGGCAAGGACAGCAGAGAGACGCTGCAGCAGGCTATTCCGGCGACCTATGGATCCGACGGAAAAATCAACCACGTGCTGACTGGTACCGGCCCGCTGACCTGGTCCCACAATAAACAGCTTGATGGAATTTGGGACCTGAACGGAAATGTTTCTGAGTGGACAGGCGCACTCCGTACTGTGAAAGGAGAGCTGCAGTTACTTGAAAACAACAACGGCGCCAACAGTGACAATCCGCAGACAGCGACAAGTACCGCATGGAAAGCCATTGACGCAACCACCGGCGCATTTATTACGCCAGACGGAAACGGAACAACCGAGAACAGTATTAAAATTGATGCAGCAGGAACCGGCGGCGCCCAGTGGTGCAAAACTATTACAAAGACATCTGAGAACTTTAGCTGTCTGCTGGGTTCCATGACCTGTTCCGCAGACATTTCCGACGCTGCAAAGGCAGTGTTGAGAGCATACGGTTTGCTGCCAGT